TGGGAGAACGAGCAGAAAATCAGCAGACACCTGAAGAATTGGCAGAAGAGCAAGCCGCATTCTCCGCAGGGTTCAGCGGTACCGACCAAGCGCCGGCCGTTGAAGTAGTGGAAGATGCCGAAGTAGTAGTTGACCCCGTTGAAGTTGTGGATGAGGTTGTTGAAGCTGAAAAGCCGCTCACGATTGAGGACCTAAGGGCAATCATCGACGAGCAGAAGCAGCAGAACATCCAGCACACCACGAAACTCTCCGGGCAAATAGGGGAACTCAAACAACGCCAAACCCAACTGGAGGCGGCGAGAACAAAAGCGGCCGGCATATCTCCGAAGGCAAGGGAGCGGCTGACCACTGACTTCCCCGAACTGGCAGCCATGCTGTTTGATGACGAGGCTGAACCGGTGGAAGAAAAGCCGGTAGTCGTAACACCCGTCGCCGCCAAGCCGGAAGTTGACGAGGACGAGGCGAAAGAAATCCTCGCATTCGATCATCCCGACTGGGAGAAGGTTGTTGCTGATCCGAAGTTCCATGAGTGGGCGGCCACACTCCCCCCGAAACTGGCAAAGCGCCTGAATGAGACATGGGACCCGGCATTTGTCTCGGGGAAGATCACAGCCTACAAGGCAACGCTTGTGCAGCAGCCGAAGCCAGTTCAGAAGAAAGTAGTATCACTCGAAACCGCAGTCAACCCGCGCGGCGTTCCACGTTCGGCGGTTGCCGGACCCGGCGCGGATGACGAAGAAACCGCTGCCTTCAAGGCAGCGTACAAACCACGATTCGCAAGATAGGAGAAATATACCATGGCACTTCAAAGTGTTTCCAGCCCCGCCGCCCGTATCGGCCGCATCAAAGGGGAAATCCTCACCCACGCGATAGCTCGTGAAGTTCTTGGGCTCATCGGCAATACCAAACCCATGCCCGCCCACCAGGGGGATACCGTCGTATTCCGCCGGTGGTTGCCGAAGAATGCGACCGTCGCCAGTCCGAATACTCTTTTCGCCAACGGTACCGGCGACCGTGGAGCAGCCTACGCAAACGGCTACCTGGCTGGCGAAGGGGCGACGCCTGACGCTGAAACCCTCGTTCCGCAGGATATCACCTGCACCATGAACGAGTACGTTGTACTGTTCGGATACACCAAACGAGCGGCTGACATGTACGAAGACGACATTCCCGGCGAAATGAAGAAGCACACCGGCGAGCGTCTTTCCCTCGTCCGCGAAATGGTCCGCTTCGGCGTCGCCAAAGGTTGCACCAACAAGTATTACGGCGGAACCGGCACGACCCGCGCCACGGTCAACGGCCCCCTGACCCTTTCCCTCTTGAGGAAGATCACCAAGGGGCTCGACCTCCAGCACACCGATAAGGTGTCCGAAGTCCTCTCCGCCTCCCCGGATTATGGGACCACTGCCGTTGAAGCATCGTATTTCATCTTCATCCACACCGACCTGAAGCCCGATGTTCGGGATATGGATGGATTCGTGCCCGTCGCCAAGTACGGCAGCTACAAGCCCGTATCCCCTTACGAGTTCGGCAGCGTTGAAGAATACCGCTTCATCGCCAGTCCTGAACTGGTAAGTGTTCAGGACGGGGGCGCGGCAATCGGGACAACCGGTCTGTACTCGACCACAGGAACCAGTCTCGATGTGTACCAGGTCATCGTTGCTGGCCCGGACGCATGGGGTGATGTTGCCCTTCGCGGTGTCAAGGCCATGGACATCCACGACGTTCCTCCGGGACAGAAGGACAAGAACGACCCCACCGGCGCTCGTGGTTACATCGGCGCTTCCAACTACTTCACCGCCGTTCTTCTCAACAGCTTCCACATGGCGGTTGCGGAAGTCGGAGCCACGGCCATTTAGTAACCGGCCATTTCATCAACCGGCGGGGGAGTTTACCTTAATCGGTCATCCCCCGCCATAAAGGAGATTCAGCATGCAGAGACTTGTTACAATCACCAATGCCATTCCTGATAAGAGAGCAGCGGCAGCCGTTACCAAAGCCCTCCGGGGAGTATATGACCGCCTCTCTTCCATCCTGTTCACCACGGGCGGCCTGGCAATCAAAGCGGGCGGCGGAACGCTCGTCAAGGCTGGTACACTCTGCAAGGCAGTGGCCGGGGGCGTCCTCTTCTCCATCGCGGCCAATACCGACGCAGCCGCACTTGTCGGGACCGTCACCAATGCGAAATTTAACGTGTTCGCATTCTTTGCCGGGTCCGATGGGACTATCCATTCCTCGATGGGTACCGAAGGCGCGGCGCTTGTCAACGTCGTATTCCCGACTATCATGGAGAACCACGCTATCATCGGCTTCGTAATCATCAACCCCACAGGGACCGGTGATTTCGTGGGAGGAACGACTGCGCTTGATGACTCTACCGTTGTTCCTAACGCCGTTTACGTCAACACTGTCGGTCCTTTCAACCCGACAGCAACTATTTAACTACATTCGAGAAGGAGAAAAGACATGGATGCTACTGCACTTCGCGGACTGACCGCACAACTCGCTAACGCTACCGTTCTCGGCGTTGCCGGTACCACTCTCAACCTGTCGGTTGCCACTCTGGTTTCCATCGGGGGGAAGCTCGTTAACAAGGCGATTTCCAATACTGAGGCCACCCCAACCACCGATGCATCCACCGGGCTTGCATTCAATCCGGTTCCGAAAAACAAGGGTTCGGTATTTGTCATTGGGCTCGTCGCCGCTGGCACTCTGGCTGTTGCTCAGGGTGAAGTCCTGGACCTGGACGCTTCCGGCAACTTTGTGACCGCGCCGGAATTCCCCGGCAACATCCCGGACACCATGTGCCCCATCGCCTACCTGGTCCTGAAGGCCGCAAGCACCTATGTTGCCACCACCACCGGTTGGCTCATGGGCGCGCACAACACCACCGGTGTAACGGGCATCACGTATACCTACGTGAACGTCTCAACACTGCCGGCCCGGC